GTATTGCGCTAATGTTTTAAACGGAACCATTGAGGACGACGGATTGTTTACGATTATTTACAGCTTAGATGCAGGCGATGATTGGACGGATAGCGCGAATTGGGCGAAGGCAAACCCAAACTATGGCGTAAGCGTTTACCCAAGGCAGTTGCAACAGGCATTAAATGAGGCGCGCGAGTTCGTGCATAAGGAGGTTGAGTTTAAAACGAAACTGCTAAACGTTTGGACAGACACGGCTCAGACGTGGATAAGCGACAGCGATTGGGCGGAATGTGAGCAGCAGATGGGGTTGCTTGGCGAGCAATGCTATGGCGGTTTGGATTTGGCAAGTACGTCGGATTTTTGCGCGTTTAGTTTGTGGTTTCCTGAGCATAACGCTGTAAAGACGTGGTATTATTTACCAGAGGCGGCAATTAAAAAACGGACTGATAACGTGGGGCAGTCATATAAGCAATGGGTGCGGGATGGTTATATTATTGTAACTGATGGGAACGTAACGGACTACGGTTTTATAAAACGGCATATTATGGAGCTTGCCGAAGATTACGAGATTCAGGATATAAGCTTTGACCGGTTCAATGCGTCGCAATTGGTTATTGAGTTGCAGAATGAAGGGTTGCCAATGTTTCCGTTTGGGCAAGGGTTTGCTTCGATGTCAGCGCCAACGAAAGAACTGGAGCGCAAAGTAATGAATCGAGATTTGAGCCATGACGGTAACCCAGTTACGCGCTGGATGTTGGGTAATGTGTTGCTGCAATATGATCCTGCTGGCAATGTGAAAGTTAACAAAGCCAAGTCAGGCGATAAAGTCGACGGCGTGGTTTCAATTATTATGGCGTTAGGTGGTTGCATGATTGAGGCCGCAAAAAATGAAACGCAAGATTTTTGGTTTGTGAAGTTGTGAGGTTAGAGCTAATATATATCGACGAATACATTAAGCGATATTATGAGCTGCTGCCATTGCATCCGACATACGAAAAAGCGTGGGAGGCGTTAGAGTCCGAATATAAGGAAGCTATAGGCCGCAACCGATACGCTAACTATGCAACATTTCGCGTTGTGCTGTGCAGGTGGATGAAAATAAATCGACGTTGTTAACGGCATGTAAGTAATTTAATATTTAATTTGTATTATGCAATTTCGGCTATGGCCATTTAAAACGGAAAAACGCAGCAGCTTATCAGCTCCGCCTGATTGGTTGGTAAATACGCTATCGAACATATTTGGTATTCAAACCAAGTCAGGCGCGGCTGTTAACGAAAATACCGCGTTATCAATTAGCAGCGTTCACGCTTGCGTCAGAGTAATCAGCGACGGCATAGCGGGATTGAGTTTGAAACTATACAAGGACGATGGAGTAAATAAAACGCAGGTTAATAATAATTATGCGGCAGCGTTATTGAATGATCCTAACAGCTATCAAACCAAGTTTGATTTTATTAAATACATGGTTGGGCAGTTGGTGTTGAAGGGTAACGCTTACGCTTTTATTAATCGCGACGCGCGGTTTATTGCTTATGAATTGCATCCAATTCGCAGCGAATACGTTGAGCCGATAATTGAAAACGGCCAATTATTTTACCGCGTAACCATGAAAGGTTACCCGCCAATGGTGCCGGCTACTGATATGCTGCATTTTAAGGGGCTATGTACTGACAATCCATTGAAAGGTAAAAATCCTATTCAGGTACACGCTGAAAGTTTAGGCATTGATTTGGCAGCCATTGGAAGCAGTGCAGGCGTTTATAAAAACGGAGTTTTAAAATTCTTGTTAACAAGCGACGCCGTAATAAAGCCAGAACAGGCAGCTAATTTAAAAAATAGCTTAGATGATGTTATCCAAGGCCAAGCGCGCAGCACGGTGTTGCCGAATGGCATTAAGATGGAGAAACTAAGTTTAAGCCCTGAAGAAGCGCAGTATATTGAGCAACGGAAATTCTCAGCGCAGGAAATCGCTCGGATGTTTGGTGTGCCTGCTTCCATGATTGGCGCAAGCGATGGCGGTATTAAGTCAAGCGTTGAACAGGAGTTCCAAGATTTCTATGCTCGGACCTTGTTGGCATATGCGATTAATATCGAACAGGAAATGGCTCGCAAGCTATTGACCGAACAGGACAAGCAAACGATGTATTTTAAATTCAATTTTAATTCATTGTTAAGAGCAACGGCGAACGATCGCGCAGATTTTTACAACAAAGGAATACGGGGCGGTTGGTTGTCGCCTAATGAGGCGCGTTTGTTTGAGGACATGAACGGATATAGCGATGGCGCTGGGTATATGGTTGAAAGCAACCTAATACCAGCCGAACAGATGGGCGCTTATATGGAGGCCAAAATTATTAATTTGACGAATAAAACTTTGAATAACAATAACCCGACAGGGGATAATAATAATACGCAAGCGTAATGAGAGAGAAACGCACCATAACAGGAACCATAAACTACAGAGTTGAAGGCGAGAATATGCCAACACAATTGGGCGGTATTGCTGCCGTTGTTAACAGCTCCACAGATTTAGGATATTTTGAGGAAGTAATCGCACCGGGCGCGTTTGATTATGCGCTTAGCAAAGATTACGATATTCGTTGCTTATTCAACCATGAGAGCGAGTTGATTTTAGGCCGCACCAAGGCAAACACTTGCAATGTGTTTGTTAACGGCGACGGAAATTTAGAATACACTTGGGTACCAGATTATGAAAACCCAACACATGTAAGCGTTGTGCGTAGCATCATGCGTGGCGATATAACCCAATCGTCTTTTGCGTTTACAATCCGCGAACAAGTTTGGACAGAATCGGAGAAATACGGCACGATGGGAAAACGCATCGTTAACGTTATCGAGGATTTGTACGACGTTAGCCCAGTTACATACCCAGCGTATGAAGATACTGAGGCAGACGCTCGCAGTATTATTAAGATGCGCGATGAACAGCGCGAAATTGACGCGGCCGAGCAAAGCAAAGCCGATGCCGATGTGATTAAATTAATTGCAATCAGATATAAAAATTACTAAAATGAAAAACATAAAAGCACTTAAAGAAGAGCGCGGCCATTTGTTGGACGAATTGGCTGGCTTGCAGAATGTTATTAAGCGAGATTGAAGCTCGTTTATCTTCAATCGCTGGCGAAGTTGAGAAGCTTGAGAAGCTTCAAAACTTGGCTGCACAAGCAGCTGGTAACAGCGTAAGCCGTAGCGAAGAAAAAGAAAAATCAAAAATGAAGGAGCAGTATAGCTTCAAGCGCGCTATGGAGATGGCTATTTCTGGCCGTCGCGATGGCGTTGAAGGCGAGTTTAACGCAATCGCTGCCGAGGAATATCAGCGCAGCGGTGTAAGCGTTTCAGCTCACAGCATTAAAATTCCTTCTGAAGTTTTTAAGCGTGATATGACTGCTACAGGTGGAAGCCCTGCTGGCGCTGAAGGTGGATATAATATCCAAACTTCCGTAGGTTCTATTATTGACGTGTTGCTTCCCCGCACCGTATTGCGCGGGTTGGGTGTACAACAGTTGTCAAATTTGGTTGGTAACTTGGACCTTCCAACTGCTTCAACTTTGCCTTCAGCAGGTTGGAACACTGAAAACGGAACAGCTACCGAGAAAAGCCCTGCTTTCAGCAAGGTTACTTTTTCTCCTAAAAGATTGGCTGCCTACATTCAGGTTTCTAATCAGTTAATGTTGCAATCTTCTAACAGCATCGATGCTTACGTTAGAAACTGGTTATTGCAAGCCATGGCTCAAAGTATGGAAGCTGCTGCTATTAAAGGCGGTGGTTCTAACGAACCGACTGGTATTATTGCCAATGCAAGCGTAAACGTAGTTTATGCTGGCGGTGCTGCTTCAAATGGAACTAACGCCAACGGAGCTGCTCCAGTTTGGGCTGACGTAGTTAACTTGATGAAGGCAGTTGAGAACGCAAACGGCGAAGGTGTAGCTTACTTAACTAATCCTTTGGTAAAAGCTAAATTGCAAACTACTCCACGTCAATCTTCTGGCGTTGAAGGTAATTTCATTTGGCCTGCTGGCGGTGCTGAATTGAACGGTTACCCTGTAGCTACTTCAACTTTGGTTCCTTCCAACTTGTCTAAAGGTACTTCATCTACTTTGAGCGCTGCTATTTTTGGAGATTTCTCCAAGATGGCTTTGGCTTCATGGGGTGGTATGGAGTTGACCGTAGATCCTTATAGTGGTGCTACTGCAGGTTTGACCAACGTAGTATTGAACGCTTATATGGATGTGAATTTGTTGCAGCCTGCAGCATTTGCAGTTTGTAAGGATATCGTAGCCTAATTATAACGGGGCGCGGCTCGTTATCCGCGTGGGGCGTAGGTGCTTAATTGTCGCCTACGTCCGCTAATTATGAAAGTTAAATTTTTGATTAACCCGACAGGTAAATGGAATTTGTCCTACAATGCCGGGGAGGTTGTGGAATTGGAACAGAAACAGGCAGAGCTGCTTATAGAGGCAGGCGACGCGGTATTGGTGGAAGAGGCCAAGCCAAAAAAAGTAAAGCCGATTAATCCCGAAGAGGGCGACTAATGATTACAGGAAAACGCATAATAT